AACAACGCCTCAGACTTACACGTTTCCAACGAATTATGGTTCTAGCGGTCAGTTCTTAAAGTCTGACGGTTCTGGAGGTTTGAGTTGGGATTCTGCTGGTGGTGGTGATGTTGTTGGCCCTGCATCGGCAAGAAGCGGTGGTATTGCTGCTTTTGACGGAGCCACGGGCAAGCTACTTGCCAACGGCCCTTCATTTGGTAATCTTTATTTTGTAACTGCTACAAGTGGTTTAACTGGTTACTTGTCTAACAGTGGTCGTATTTATTCGCACTACGGGATTGAAATCAATGAAGCCTCTTCTTCCAATAGAGGGTTAAAACTTAAGTACGACGCGTCAACTAATTCGGTAACGCTACGCCCGCCAAGTTCTGGTGGCAATTCTGAATTTGTTCTGCCTGCTGGTTATGGAACAAATGGGCAGGTTCTTGTTACTGATGGCACTGGCGGTCTTTCATGGACATCAGTTGCTGGGACGGGTACGGTAACTTCAATTACGGCTGGAACTGGTTTATCAGGCGGAACGATTACTTCTTCTGGGACTATCGCTTTAGCAAACACCGCTGTAACTGCTGGTTCGTATACCAACGCTGATATTACAGTGGACGCGCAAGGACGTATTACAGCCGCTAGCAACGGTTCAGGCGGCGGTGGCTTTAGCCCAGTGACAGCAGCAATGATTTTTGGATAGGAATAAACATGGCAGCTCCAAACCTACTCTCACCGACAACCATCAACGGCAAGACCGTAACGGTTGACCTGTCATCAACGTCTGCAACGTCTATTCTTAGTAACGCTGCAAGTTCAGGCAAGGTCTTAAAAGTCAACTCGCTTTATGTTGCTAACGTAGACGGGACTAGCAACGCAGAGATTACGATCAACTTTTACTCTGCTGCTGCGCTAGGTGGTACGGCTACACAGATAGCATCTACAGTAGTTGTTCCTGCTGACTCTACCTTGGTGGTGATTGATAAAGACGCGTATATCTACCTTGAAGAGAATACATCACTAGGTGCTACAGCGGGAACGGCTAGTGACTTAAAAGTGGTTTGTTCTTACGAAGATATTAGCTAGGAGTCGCCATGCCCAGAGGTAACGGCGGGATAATCGGCCCCGCAAATATTCCAAGCGCAAGCTCCGCTAAAGGTGTTTGGTCACTGATGGAGCAGATGATTGCTAAGAGTCAAGGGCTATGGCCTGTAACGGGCTACACCATCGTCCAAACCTTTACCGCTACGTCTACTTGGACTTGCCCTACTGGTGTTACTGAGGTTGAGTATTTAGTGGTTGGTGGTGGCGGTGCTGGAGGTGGTACTTACAACGGTGCTGGGGGCGGCGGTGGCGGCGGTGGATTTAGAACTGGAACGGGTTTAAGCGTTACAGCAAATACTGATTACACCATTACAGTTGGGGCTGCTGGAACAATCGTATCGGGGGCTTCTGGTAACAACGGCGGAGATTCTTATATTAAAGGCTCACCGCTAAGCGATAATCCAGCAAACAGTCCAGCAGGGACGAATCCGTATGGGCCAAATGCGTTTGTTTCCTATGGTGGGGGTGGCGGCGGTTCTAGAAACAATACAGGTAAAAATGGCGGGTCTGGCGGTGGCGGTGGGGGTGAATTTTCTGCTGGCCCTGCAAGAGTTGGCGGCACAGGCAACACCCCTAATGCGTCTTCCTCTGGTGGGAATGGCGCACCATCAGCGCCAGGGCAAGGAAAAGATGGAGGAACTGGAAGTACATCTGATTCTGCCATGAAGGGCGGTGGCGGCGGTGGTGCAAATGACGCAGGGACGTCAGGCGCAAGCGGTTCTCATGGCGGCAATGGAACTGCGTCTACCATATCAGGCTCTTCCGTGACTTATGCGGGTGGTGGCGGTGGTGGCAGTTATAACGGTGGAACTGGTGGTAATGGTGGAAGCGGCGGTGGCGGTGCAGGTAATGCTAACCAAACAAGTGGATCAGCTACTTCTGGCTCACCTAACACTGGCGGTGGTGGTGGCGGTGGCGGGTCTGCAAACGGGGCTTACACCGTCAACGGCGGCGCAGGCGGCTCCGGTATCGTCATCCTAAAGTACACCGTACCTAGTCAAACCGTCTTTGTATTCAAAGGCACTACAACGTGGAAATGTCCTACGGGTGTGACCTCTGTTGACTACCTTGTGGTTGCGGGTGGGGGTGGTGGTGGTAGTGGTGCCGGTCTTGTTGCTGCTGGTGCTGGAGGAGGTGGTGGAGGTTTTAGAACGGGTACTGCTTTAAGTGTCACAGCAGGAACTGACTACACAGTAACCGTTGGTGGTGGTGGCGCTGGAGGGACTTCAAGCCCTTCACAAAGTAATAATGGAACAAAAGGTTCAGATTCTATCTTTTCAACTATAACGTCAACTGGTGGTGGATACGGAGCAAGATCAGGAAATGCTGGGGCGATTGGAGAAACTGGTGGGCCTGGAGGTTCCGGTGGCGGCAGCGGCAACGGAACCGCAAGTTCTGGCAATACACCAAGCACATCTCCTTCTCAAGGTAATAATGGCGGCTATTCTGTAAACACAGCCGACTATGGCGCAACTATGGGGGGTGGTGGTGGCGCTGGGGCTGCTGGCTCAAACGGTACTAGCCCTGGAACCGGTGGTAATGGTGGCAATGGTTCGTCATCTAGCATTTCTGGGTCATCAGTAACTTACTCCGGTGGAGGAGGTGGCGCTGGAAACACAACAAAAGGCAACGGAGGAACGGGCGGTGGCGGTAATGGAGGTACTTTAGGCTCACAAGCTGGAACAGCAGGGTCTACAAATACTGGAGGGGGTGGTGGTGGTTCAGGTGGTAATGGGCCTAGCAGTCCTGCTGGCGGCGCAGGCGGCTCCGGTATCGTAATCATCAAAATCAATCAATAACATGACTACAAAAACATATCGCTTTCTCGGCATTGATACAGCCATGTACCTACTTAGGCCTGGAGCCAAGTGGGAAATATCAAACAACGTCTTTACTCGGTGGGATGATCCACGGCCATGTCCTTCCATAGAAGAAGTGTATTGGGTCATTGACAAGATCAGAGAGTTTGAGGACAGCATCCCAACGATCTACACCGACGAACAACTGAAAGAGATGGGCGTTGCCCGTGAGGAATTTGAACGTGCAGTTGCATAACCTATTCCCCATCCCTGTAGGCTTTGCAGAGCTTGGTAGACCTTTAAGCGATGAGGAGTTGTTCTTCATCCGTGAGTTACCAACAAGACCCAACATGGGTAACACCACGTCTACGAACAACTTTGTCCTGCGTGATCCTGCGCTTACCTCGCTTCGTTCGTTCATAGAAGATGCGGTATCGGATTACTTCAAAAGCACAGTCAATCCCAAGCACAATGTAAGCCTACGCATTACACAAAGCTGGTGCAACTACTCGGAACCAGGACAATACCATCACAAACATGCACACCCCAACAGCTACATCTCAGGCGTGTTTTATGTGCAGACGAATAACAACGACAAGATTTATTTCTATCGTGATGGCTGGCAGCAGATCAAGTTCCCGCCTGAGCAGTGGAATGCGTACAACTCAGAATCATGGTGGTTTGAAGCGACTGTCGGCAAGTTAATTTTGTTCCCATCGTCGCTGACGCATATGGTTCCGACAGTAGAAGGCGATGACACAAGAATCTCACTATCTTTTAACACCTTCCCTGTCGGTGTGGTCGGGGAAGAAATGGATTTAACTGGGCTTAGGCTGGAGGCATAGATGGGCCATTACGCGAAAATTGACGAGAACAATGTTGTAACCCAAGTGGTTGTGGTTGATAACAAGGATATGTCTGACGCTTCAGGCGTTGAGAAGGAACACATCGGCGCAGCGCACCTAGAGAAGATTCTTGGCGGCACTTGGAAGCAAACTTCCTACAACGGCAACATGCGTAAGAATTACGCAGGGATTGGTTATACCTACCGAGCAGATATAGATGCGTTTGTTCCTCCAAAGCCCTTTGCAAGCTGGCTTCTCAATGCAGACGCACAGTGGGAACCTCCTGTAGCAATGCCAACTGACGGTAAAATGTATCAATGGGACGAACCAAGTGTTAATTGGATTGAGATGACATGACACCTGAGCAGAAGTCAGACGTACTCGTAGAAGCTGCTAAAGCTGCTCCTCCTGTAGTGATTACAACGGCTGTGACCGTTGGCGGTCTGACTCTCAACGAATGGGTGGCAGTTGCTACCCTGCTCTACATTGTGTTACAGTCCGGCTGGCTTGTCTGGAAATGGTTCCATGCCATAAAAGATAAGAAAAATGAAGCACAATCTTCCAATAGTTAAAGTAGTTTGGGAAGATGCCTGCCATGACACTCTGGGTTGGGGTGACTCTCCAGAGAAAGCCAGGGAATTTCAAGTTCCGCTTGTTGTCTCAGTAGGTTTTTTGTTAGCAGAGACCAAGCAGGGCGTGAAAATTTGTCAGTCATTGACTGACGACGCAATTGCTCAGTCTTTGGTCATTCCTCGAAAGATGATCCAAAGCATTGAGCGAGGGGCTTGGCGGTGCGTAAAAAATCTGAAGATGAAGAGTTCATCAAAGTCTGGCAAGAGTTAGGCAGTCCAACAAAGATTGCAGATCGCATAGGTCTTGCCCTTCGTAATGTATACGAGCGACGAAGGGCTATTGAGAAGAAATACAACATTCTTCTACCAACCAAAGACGGTCGTTTCACCATACCAGAGAATCGAAGGCGAGCAACCTTAGAAACCGAAGGTTATGTCATTGTCTTTAGCGACGCTCATTTCATGCCTGGGGAGCCTTCTGTAGGCTTCAAAGCACTCTTAAAACTCATCAAAACCTTAAAGCCTAAAGCGGTCATTGCAAACGGCGACATCCTTGATGGCGGGACTATCTCCAAGTACGGCGCAATGGATTGGGAGCCCGTTACAAGCCTTCGTGACGAGCTAGAAGCAGTACAGTGGCATATGGATCAGATCGTGAAGGCGTGTAAGGGTCTAGGAACCTTCCTGCATCGAACAACAGGCAACCATGACATCCGGTTTGACAGGAGGCTTGCAGGCGCGGTTCCTGAGTTTCGAGGTATTGGCGGAACATGTCTTAAAGATCATATTCCTGAGTGGTCTGTAAGTTGGTCGGTCATGGTCAACGATCTTTGTATGATTAAGCACAGGCTTCAACACGGAGGTATCCATTCGGGTTATAACAACACGTTGAAAGCTGGGATCTCTACAGTCTCAGGGCATACTCATCTCTTGGAGGTCAAGGGATGGGGCGACTACCGAGGACGTAGATACGGTGTTTCTACGGGGATGCTGGCCGATCCTGACGGAAACCAGTTTGCTTATATCGAGGACAATCCGGTTCCCTGGTGCTCTGGTTTTGCTGTCTTGTGCTTTAGGGATGGTCTACTCTTGCCTCCTGAACTTGTAGAAGTCATCGAGGGAACTGCTTACTTTAGGGGAACGGCAGTTGGCTAACTTTGAACAAGCGTTTGACAAGATGATGGAGGACGAGGGAGGTTATGTTCTCCATGAAGTCCAAGGAGATCGTGGCGGTCAGACCTATGCTGGTATTGCTCGCAAGATGCACCCTAAATGGGAGGGCTGGCAGCATATCGACTACCAGGAAACACCCCCTACACAGTTAGTCCGAGACTTCTACAAAGAGAACTTTTGGGACAAGATCAAGGGCGACGATTTAACGCATGACGTTATAGCCTCGTCCATCTTTAACTTTGCTGTCAATGCTGGCGTTCCTGTGTCGATCAAACTTGCCCAGATATGCGTTAAAACAGCACCAGACGGCGTTATCGGGCCCAAGACCATATCAGCACTCAACCAATCGAATCCTGAGCTATTTGTGGCTTATTTCGCGCTAGCAAAGATCGCTCGTTATCGTGACATTGTTACTCGTGACCGAAGCCAACTTAAGTTTCTCCTTGGTTGGGTAAACAGGACGCTCAAACTATGAACCTGCTCGGAATCTCTTCCATTGTTGATTCGGTTGGTAAAGTCATCGGAGACTTGCATACGTCCGACAAGGAGCGCATGGAGCTTGAGCTCGAGGCCAAGCGTATCGACCAAGCGATAGACCTCGGTCAAATGGAAGTTAACAAGGTCGAAGCTGCCAATCAGAACCTGTTCGTTGCTGGCTGGAGGCCTGCTATCGGTTGGGTGGGTGCTGGCGCAATGTTCTACCAGTTTCTTCTTTATCCGCTTTTAGTCTGGGCATGGACTTGGATGCAAGCAGAACAAATTGTCCCGCAAGAGGTAAAGCCTCCTCCCATGCTTGATACCGACGCTCTATGGGTTATTTTGAGCGGTATGTTGGGGATTGCGGGGATGAGGAGTTTTGAGAAAAGCCGCGGTGTTGCGCGGTAACTTCGTCTCGCACCATCTGGCCAATCTTGTCACCGTGTACTTTGTCGATCTTCTCAATGATCGGAAGCCGTTTGCTTTTAGCTAACTTTAAGATCATCTTTGCCCAGTCTTGAACGACGTGCGGCAACGCTTGGTTATACGCCGCCGCTATCTCCTCAATGTTAGACGACTTAACTTGTTTGATAAGGTTGATCCACGACATTCCTGATCGACCACTCCTTAAACGCTCTGTGTTTTGCCATCGTGTCTGGGCACTCTGTTGATGGAGGTATCCAGCCGTGTTCTCTCCAGATCTCCTCGACAAGCCTGAAGCGTTCTTTCCTCGTCTGATTCGCAATTAACTCTTGCCAACTGTTCATAGTAAGCCTTTCGGGAACGGATAGACCGCATCCTCGTGAGGAGTTCCTGGCCGTGGTGCATTGAAAAACCTCCGTTTTTCCAACTCTGTAGGCTTCCAGAAACACTCTGGAGCCTCAGACTTGATGATGTGAATGACCCTCTCAAGCACGGGAGAGTCATCGGAAATGTTTGCAGGACGCTTTGCAAACGCTTTTTTCAACATGGTTTGGTGGTGTACGCTTAACATGGCTAGAACGGTACTGAATCGTCGTCATCGACTTTGGTTGATCTTACTTCCGCGTCTTTCTGCTGGAACTTTAGGCCCAAATACTTTCCGTCGGAACCCTCGTTAACCCAGCCTGAGACCCAGTATTCGACATTGTTTATCATTGCTGAACCTCGATAGTCTGGGTGCACATCCTTCTCCTTCTTCTTGTTCTTACTGATACTTCCTGTTAGTTCTTTTGGCATAGCTTTTCTTCCAGTTGATTAACTTCGTTGAGAAAAGCAACCAGATCAGCCTCGATCTTGGTTAGCTCTTCCGGCTTTGGCTCGTAACGTACGATGAATAACTGTAGATGTTCAGGAAGCCTTGGGTCGAATGACACAAAGTCGCACCAAGTCCTACCTGTCACGAGCATTTGAGTAAGCATTTGTGGTTTGTATTTAGCAGGAACCTCCTTAGAAAGTAAGTAATCGACATGGGTGTTTGAGTTGGGACACTTGATCTCGATCAATCCCGACCCTGCAAAGCCATCAGGAGACGCTCCAAGCCACTTTATCGACTTGTGAGTATGAAACCCTGTCTGTTCGACGAAATGGCCTGTGTGGATTTCGTAGGCTGCTCTGGCAACGGGTTCTTGTTCTGTACCCCATTGCATAGCTGCATTCGTGAATGAATCGCCCTGTAAGCCTGTCAGACGCTCTGTGACGAGTTGAATCTGGTAGTTACGGCGTGTAGCTGTTCCAGGTTTCGCAAGCGCGTCTGAGGCCCTGCTAGCGGTTAGGTGGCCCAGTCTTGCTTTGTACCAATCATCAGTTCTTTGTTCCATGTTGCACCTTTAGTATCCCTCGTTCGATCATTGCTTGCATCGTGTTTATGTACGCTTGGTTCCAGAAGTCTCGACGTTCCTCACGAGACATGTCTTTCCCCTGATCCAAGTATGTATGACAACGAAAGCATAGGGATGCTACTAAAGCATCAGATACCTTGATGCCCATGCCTTTGCCTTGGTTTCGGTGAGCAGCGACTACAGTCCCATCTTCACAAAAACACGCTCCACAAGGCAGATGCCTACAAGCCTCAAGCAACTTTTTGTTTATGTACATTGATCTTCCTTAAGTCGAGTTCAGCGTCTTTCATTTCGTCCGTCCAGATCAAGCCCTTCTCTAGCGCGTACTGTAGTAACTGCTCTACCATGTCCGAGAACTCCGAGACCGTAAGCGAAGCAGTGGAAGGTTCAATCTCTTTTACCTGACCACCAGGGAGTTCGACGACACGAGAAGGCAAAAACCTCGTCTTAGCCCACTCATGCCAGATGTCTTGGGTGTACTGCTGGCCCATAAGTTGTTCCGAGCAAGCTGTCAGGATCGACCAATAAAACCGATTCTGAGCCGCTGTACGAGGAGGTTTGGTAATAGTTACCATGTATCCTAGTTCCGTGGCTTCTATGGCCTCTATGACCATCCTGCGGTCATTCTCAGTGGTTAGTATTGATCTCATTTCTCAGATACCAGTTGTAGTTAGCTCGAAAGGCACGTCTTTCAAAGTCGGTGAACTTGTCGTGACGATCAGAGAACATAGCTTCGACCATGCGTCTCTTGAATTGTTTGCCGTCAACGTCAAGCCACATCAGATAGTTGTCGAGCCCAGACTCGTAAAGGTCTCCGAATAGAAACCTCATGGCCGTGATCGTGTCATCTTGTGGACGGGTTTTGTAGGGTGCTTTGCAAGCGTCATCAACTGCCAGTTGAATCACAGACCAGAGCAGTTTCTTGCAACGCTCGGTCTGGATCGAGTCCAGCAGTCCTTCTTCAAATGTGTTCAGGTTCATTTTCGTTTGTAGTAGTAAGCCCAGGATTTCCTGTAGAGTTTTTCTTTCGTTACCAATTTGCGAGCCTCAAGAGCGCGAATCATCTTCAGGGCATTTTGTGGTGTGCAACCAAACTTGTTAGCCAGATCGTTGAGTGACATCCAGTCATCGAGCGCGGTTAGATAAGCCGTTTGTGTTGGCGTTAGCGGTTTAGACTTGTTAAGCATCATCCGGCCAAACTTTTCCACCGACTTCAGGAACTCATCTTGGTGTGAGATGAGCACCCCTGATTGCTTAGCGGCATCAAGAATCTGACTCATTTGATCTCCGTGAGTTCTTTC